TGCAGAACGCATATCTTGCTGGTGGTTCTGCTGATGTACTTATGGCTGATGCAAAAACTCGCGCAACCATCTCAGGCTTTACTTCCGGCACTACTAAATTCACAGAAGCTGTCGACAAAAAGTTGGTGGCAACGGTATCAATTTACGAGTCTGATTACGGCGTTCTCAAGATCGTCGCAAACAGATTCTTACCAGTAACTGCACAGACAAAAGTTCTTTATGCTCTGCAATCAGATGGTTTTGAACTGGCGTTCTTGCGCCCTTACTTCGTCAAAGACTTGGCTTCTACAGGTGACTATGAGGCAAAATCAATTACTGCTGAGTGGACTTTGAAAGTTGACAACAATGCCAGTCATGGAGCTGTTAGAGATATTCTTTAATCCCATTCAAGATAATTTTTAACTAATAAACGTGGAGGCCAAGTAATACCGGCCTCCACATCACCAGATTAGAGATATTAAAAATGTCAAGATTAAGAGCAGTACAAGCGGAAGTTGGCGGCGGCTTTACCCAAACCTTTCTTGACAGAGATAAGATGGTAGAGCGATTTATCCTTAACAATGATGAAATGATTCGGAATAACCGGATAATAGCTAACTCCGGACATAATGGCTTTAGCCAATCGGGCAATATGCGAGAGATCGCCAGGATTGACCCGGTAACGCAATTAAAATTGTTGCAAGATCACAATATAGACCTAAACCGATGGAACGCGGACGACAAAAAAGGGATAGTTAAGTGGTTGAGAAATCCAGACAACAGATTTTTTAAAACATGTAGTGGGGCTATATAATGGCTATCACTACGTATGACGAACTTAAAACGGCCATAGCTTCATGGCTGCACCGCTCCGATTTAGACACCATCATTCCCAGTTTTATCGCCCTTGCCGAGAGCAAAATAGGTTCTGGCTTTAGATCGCGTGAACAGGAAACATCAACCCACCTTGTTACAGTAGCAGGTGTTGAAACAGTGACCCTGCCAACCGACTACCATTCCCTTAAAAGCATCCAGATCGTATCCAGTTTTAATTCAGTATTGCGACTTATGCCAGACGATGCGGCATTGCGCTACAAAGAAACCAACACACTCGCACAGCCGGAATATTACACTATTCAAGGCAGCAATTTAAGGTTGAGCCGATGCCCAGATGCCGTTTATACCTTGGAAGTTATTTATTATGCAAAAGTACCGGCGCTATCCGGCGCAGCACAAACAAACTGGCTGCTTACCAAGGCCCCGCAGCTTTATCTTTATGGCGCATTAGTTGAGGCTATGCTTTACGTTCAGGACGACGAAAGATTACAGCTTTACGCCGGATTATTCGACGTTGCGCTAAATGGCGTTATTGCAAGTTCCAATATTGAAAGTTACAGCGGCGCACCATTACGCGCCGTTTCAGATTATGTTTGCTAAGGAATAAAAATGAGCCTCGAAAGCGCTACTTACATCAATCAATTGGTCACTACTAATCCTGACGGGGCGACAGACTATCTGTCAACGGTAGACGATCATTTGCGGCTGATTAAATCAACCTTGCAAAATTCATTCCCGCAAGTTTCAGGTATCGTATCGGCAAGCCATGCCAGCTTAAGTGCATTAACTTACGTAGTTGATACCGGTTCGGTAAACACTCTTGTATGCACTCCAACATCAGCATATACTTCATATATTGCTGGCACAGGGATAACAGTTAAAGTTGCTTATACAAATAACGGTGCTGCAACAATCAACGTATCTGGGCTTGGAGCTATCGCCATTAAAGATGCCGCAGGGCTTGACTTGGTGGGTGGAGAATTGGTCTCCGGCAGCATTTACACTTTGCGCTATAACGGCACATCATTTTTTATGGCTAACAGGGGCTATGGCGCAATGACCAGCGCCGACATTAAGGGCGATGGCGCAGGGCATATAACAAATAATGTTTCCTTCACAGGCGCCCCAACAGTCACTACCCCTGGAGTTTCTGACGACTCTACCAAGATCGTTAACTCAGCATGGAATAAGCTCGGCCTTGCGTATTCTCTGGTAGCAACACCGGGATATTTTAAGTTTCCAACCTGGGCAGGGGGGCTGATTATTCAGTGGGGCAGTGGTACGACATCAGGCGGGAATGCTTTAGCAACAATAAGCCATGCAATATCATTTTCAACAACATTTGTTACTATTGCCGGAGTAAAGTCTGGGAATGCAGCTATTGACTATAATATATTTGCAAGCCAAATATCAAACAATGTGGCGTCAATCTATGCAAGAACGGGCTCAGGAGCAAATGCTAACGGTGTTGATGTTTTTTACATTGCAATAGGCATATAAATGTCCAAACTTGCCTCATTTAATGCGCTTGGCAGCATAGGGGTTAGCCAAGACCCAGATAGCACAATATTGCCAGCCGACGATCAAAACGGTTTTGCATGGTCAAACATGTCCAATTGCAGGACACAGGCTGGCAGTATCGCAAAAATACCGGGATATGCCTCGGTATTCGACACGACTATTCAGCCGTGGTATGTGTCGCAGGTAATGGATGGCGATTCTCCCGTATATTTTTACATGAGTGGGACACAAATTTACCTTTTCAAAAACTCCACTCACTACAATATGACGCGGATACTGGCTGGATGGAATACCGTAAATGTTGGCAGCAACAAAACAGGCAGTGATTTGCCGTTTGCCGCAAATCAAGCAACTTTAGTTGTTAACGTTGGGGGCGGCAAGACCGGAGGAAGTTCTACAGGGTGGCTAAATAACACAACCAACCATCTCGGGAACCTTAACATTGACGGTGTTGATTATCCGATTTCGATAACGGGTAGCACGGCGCAAACATATACAAACCTTCTTTCACAAATAAATACAGACATTGGCGCCGTAGCTACAGCATCTATTGATGGTAACGGTAATTTACTGTTTACGTGTAATGTCAGCACAGCCAATGCCACCAGCATGATTTTAACTGACACTGGCTCAGGCGTAACGCGGTCATGGGCGCTATTGACAGGATACGTGTCAATTGGCTCAGCGACAACACATAATTTGACGGCAACAGTCACAATAGATGGCGGAACACCTGTAAACATTGCCACGCAATCGCTACAGTATGCAACATACACAGACATGATTGCAGCATTTCAGGCGCTTGTAGCAGGCTCAACGTGGTCGATTAATGGTGGAAACCTGCGCATAACAACAACAGGAATGTTACGAACAGCAAGCGTGTCAATATCTGACACTAATTTATTTAGTTCATTGGTAGGCTATACCTCAATAACCAACACGGCGACCGCGGATATCCCCTATTCAACACCAACGACAAACAGTTGGCAGGTGGCTTTATTAAATAATATTCCAGTTTTTAACAACGGCTATGACGATCCGCAATACTGGCCGTCTCCGCGCGCTGTTACGACTATGTTGTTACCCTTGCAGAACTGGGTTACGGGTACAAAATGCGCCGTCATGCGAGCATATAAAGCCTATCTGATTGCAATGGACATCACTACGCCAGCGGGGGTACGGGAGCCAACAAAGGTTAAATGGAGCGGTGCAGCATTACCTGGAGCCTTGCCTACAACTTGGGATATTACGGATGTAACAGCAGATGCCGGAGAGCAGTCTTTAAGCGATACTCTTGATGCCATTATTGATGGTTTGCAGCTTGGGGACAGCTTTTTGCTGTACAAAAAACGGGCAACGTACCGGATGACGTATGTTGGCGGCTCAAAGATTTTTTCCGTACAAGGCCTGTTTGTGGATTCAGGAATACTTGCTAGGGATTGCGCCGTACAGGTTGGTAACCAGCATTTTGTAGTAACACCAGAAGACATCATTATGCACAATGGATCAGAGATAAAATCTCTGGTCGATGGCAATAATCGTACTTGGTTTTTCAATCAGATAAATCAAGCTTACGCTTATAGGACTAAATGTGTTGTAAACTATCTAAAGACTGAGGTTTGGGTATGCTATCCATCCACGACAAGTCAAACTATTGACAGCGCGTTTATTTACAATTACCGGACAAACACCTGGAGCAAACGCCAGCTTCCCTCTATCTATTCAATGTTTTCTACCACCCTGGATATTGGCGCAGCTCCAACATACAACAGCTTTTCAACAGAATTAATCGGCTCAGCTGATAGGATTATCGACTATCAAAGCGGGGGCGCGGCGACGAGAAGGCTATTTGCCGGTATTCCAGGGCTGTCAAAAGTATGCGTTTTCGACTCAGATAACACCGATACCGACAATTCTGCCCCAATGGCGGCAATGGTAGAGCGGACGAACTTGCCACTGGAACCAGAAGAATTGGTTAAGACTGTGAAAAGGGTTTGGATACGAGCAGCATCGAGAAATGCAACGCCAGCGCCGATACAGGTTTATGTTGGTCATGCCATGAGAAAAACTGACCCGATAACATGGGATGGGCCGTTTCCGTTTAGCATATTAAGCGATTCTTACATTTGTTGTTTTTCAACTGGACGCTACATTTCCGTTCGGTTTAAAACCTCGGTCGATACTGACTGGACTCTGCAAGGGTTTGACCTGGAATACGATTTGAAAGGACGTTTTTAATGGTTGATTACACACCTGCACCGGCGCCAACTGATACAGCGGCGATCCCTGCCTATCTGACCAGCGAATTTAACAAAATTGCGTTAGCCTTGCAGCATACTAGCGATAATCTGGAACAAACCCATGTTGCACCGGCAAAGCCGCGAGACGGCGATCTTGCCTATGCGGACGGTGAGAACTGGAACCCTTCCTGGGGGAAAGGCGTATATATCTACAGGGATAGTCAATGGACGCCCTTGCAAAACGCCTGGGACCCAATAGGTTCTGTCACTCTATGGATGCAGTCGTCAGCGCCCACCACTCCCCAAAACGGTGAGGTCAGATACGCAAACGGTACCGACTGGAACCCCGGCTCCGGCGTCGGCGTTTATTATTACGAAGGTGTTTCAACCACTTGGAAATTTCTAGGATAAGATTATGGCATTATTACAAGCAACACCAACAGCGCCAGGGGGCTTTTCTCAGAACCCAAATACTGGAGAATGGAATCGAATGCCTACCACGCCGAATGCCGGTGGTCAGTACAATTTAAGAGATGGGCAGGTATTCAAACAAGCTGACGGGACATTCGGCAGAACATATGACCCCACTAACCCATCGACAATGGCTAAAACAATTCTACCTGGGCAAATATCTCCGCAAGAATTACAGCGTCAGCAGCTTCAAAACTACATTCGATCATTAGGCATTGGTGGCAGTTCACGGCGCTTTCAAAAAGAAGGCCTGACTGGAGCAATGAGCCACATAAAAACCAATGACTTTTTAGACGCGTTGGCAAAAAATAACGGATATTCATATCGTGGAGGAAATGACGGTTCACCGTGGCTTAAGCAGTCCACAAATCTGAAAATAGCGCAAAATTATAATCCTAATATACCATTGCCTTTTCCTTTACAAAGCTTAATGAGGCAAGATGTTGGCGGTAATGTCCAAAATCAGCAATCAACGTCAACGTTTAACTACAGCAAAGGCTCTTTAAATCAAAACCAACTTCTAGCTAGACTTTTCGCCCAATATGCACAATCAGGCAATGGTGCGATGAATCATGCTTTTACGCCACGATTGGGTACTGGCAGCGGCCCTGCAGACAATATCTATATGCAAAACGGTTCGCCCATGACAATGATACCAGGCCAGAATGGCGCTTGGAACAAGTCTTACGGAACACCCTACAACGCCGCAAGTAATCCTACCCCTGCAATGGTGGAATTTAACCCGGCATTACCCCGATTAGCTCCAACACCAGTAGGCGGCGCAATCAATAATCCCGCTAACGTTTGGTCAGGGCAACGCATTGTAACGCAACCATTGAGGGTAGGCTAATGTCAAGCATGGGGCAAATGGGTGTAAATGGCTCACAACAACAAGGTAATTTTGGCGGTGTTGTGCCAGGATATATGGGAGGCTCAGATGCTCAGATAAACATGGGGACAAATAAAATTGGCGGTGTACGTGGGACTGTTCAGCGCGCAAATCAAAATTTAAATCAACAGAATGGTTTTTCGCCATTCGATTATCAGCAACTTTTAGAGTCAAAAGACCCTTATGTTCCTGAAATGAAATTCGGAGTACCAATTAATCCAGGAATGCCGCGCAATAATGGACAAATCAGAGGGAAGACTTTTAATACGGGCAATGGCTACAATCGATTGTCGCCAATAACAATTGGTCAAATGCAGCAAGAAAGCAATGCTGGAAATTTTCAAAATTTACCTGATTGGATGAATGGAATTTATCAAAATTACACGCCTTGGCTGTCACAAGATACGATGGCAAGCAACATGAGAAACGCACCTAAAAACGCAACATCTAATTTATATAAAGCAGAGCGGGATGCGGGAGTTGGCTTTGGTGGGCTTAACAACGATATTTTTAGACAAGGACTTGGATATGATGGGGCGGCAAAGCATAGTGGAGGTTCAATGAGGGTAAATACAGACTTTGGCGTAAACAGTGAGATCCCAACAAGGATTACCCAGTTGCAGCGTTATTTATCCGCCCAAGAAAACGCAATGGCTGCAAACGGAAGGCCAATAGTTCCTGGACAGCAGCCAGTAGCCGAACTACAACGAGGATTATTTTCATGAGCAGCTTAGGAAATAGCGGAACTGTATCCGGACGAACGCAGCAAGCGGGAACGGAAACGCAAACAAATACTCCGTGGGGCTCATCAATTCCATATCTTGGCGACATATTAAGCGAGGCTCAGCGCTTAAATACGCTGGGTGGGCAATCTTACACGCCTTGGGGTCAAGTTGCTAACCAAACCCCTGACCAAATAGTCTATCAAACTGGCGTTAGAGACTACGTAAACGCGCCGGGCACTCAAAAATTCATGAGCAGCGGAAGTGATGCCATTAAAAACCTGATGACTCAAGTTGGCAGCGGGGGCGCTCTTGGGCAGGTTGGTAATGCAGGGGCTGGCAAGCTGGCCGGATTGGTGACAAACAACAATCTTTATGACCCTGGGCAAGCAACTAACCAGATGATGTACGGTGACATTATTAATCCGTACCTTGGGAAAAATGTTGATGCTGCCCTGCAATCTCAGGTACAGGGATTTAATATCAATACTTTACCAGGACTTAGGCGTGAGGCCATAGGTGATGGGTCGTATGGTTCTACTCGAAACATGCAAACAGAAGGCATGGCCGCAGGTGCTTTAGACAAGCAAATGACGGACACTGCCGGGGGCATGTATCAGGATGCCTACAATACAGCAGAGGGGAACCGAATTAACGCATTGGGGATTGGTTCAGATCAATCAATTACCCAAGCAAAACTTATTCAGCAAATTATGGATAATGCGAGTGCTAACAGCCTAGCTTCTTCAGGAACTTCCATATCGCATCTGCCAGGAATTATTAACGCCCCACTTGACCTTTTGGCGGCTCAGAATACGGCTGGAGGCCAGCAGTTCAATCAGAATCAGGCACAGCTTGATGATGCTACTAACCGATTTAATTTTGACCAGACTCAGCCTTGGGATTCTTTAGCCAAATTTGCTGCGATCATAAATTCACAGGCAGGTCTTGGCGGCTCAAGCGTTCAGTCGGGATTTTCCACGATGCCGCAAGTATCCGGGGCGGCTAACGCGGCAGGGCTTGGCACCAGCGCGCTTGGATTATTGCTTAGCTTGTACGGAAAAGGCAGTTCAACAGGTAGCGGTGGAGGAAATATAAACCCGAACTACAATGTAACCACAAAGCAAGCGATCAGTAATTCAATAACCCCAACCTTTAAAGGTGCAAGTGTATGACCGCGCAAGTCCCGGTAACAACAAGCAGCACAGTTCAGCAGGCTCCATGGGCGGGATTAATTCCGTACCTTGGCTCGAACATGAGCGAGGCTCAGCGGCTTTATAATCTGGGCAATCAAGCCTACACCCCATGGGGGCAGGTAGCTGACCAGACACCAGATCAGATTGCGGCATTAAAGGGTATACGCGATTATGTAAACGCACCCGGCACTCAAGGCTTGCTTCAGTTTCAATCAGGGCTTGTTAGCGGATTATTGAGCGGTAATGCTGGCTATAACCCTCAAATGCAGATAGGAGAGATGGGAGCGCCGAAGCTTGCCGGTTATGTTGGCAATAATGCGCTTGCCGACCCAACATCTGGGATAACCCGGCTGATGTACCAGAACACGACCGACCCGTCATTAGTGGCAAATATCGGACAGGCTTTAGATTCAGTGGGCAAAAATCTTGCAAGCGCACATGGCGTGCAGGGCTTTGGCGCACAAATAGCTGACAACGCGCATACCCTTAACCAAAATAATGCCGTCAATTCTTTGTTTGGTCATGCGTATGATACTCAACAAACAAACAAATTAAAAGGCATCCAACTCGGCAATAACTGGCAAAATAACCAAGCTGGAATAATAGCAGACCTTCTTAATGCCGGGGATAGAAACAAACTGCAATCGGTAGAACAGGGGTTAAACGGATTCGATTCAGCATTAAAAACTCCGCTATCATTACTTGGTGTACAAGGCGCAGCTGGAGATCAGCAGCAGGCATACGATCAGGCGCAATTAACGGACGCAACGAATAGATTTAACTTTGACCAAGCGCAGCCGTGGCAAAATTTAGCTAGATACAGTGATTTAGTTTCGCCAATCGCATCTATGGGGAAAACAATTACCAATATTAACACTTCCCCACCGGTTCAGCAGGGCAATAAATTAATGGGGGCGGCAGGCGGGTTAATGGCAGGCGCAGGTGCAGGTGCAAGCGTAGGCGGCGTGTATGGCGCGGTAATAGGCGGCGCTGCTGGTGCGGCAATGGGCTACTTTTCAAAATAAGGAACAAAAATGCCAGACTTTAGCAATATGACAACTGCAACAAAGCCAGGATGGGCTCCATCAATGGCCGATGTTTTGGCGAGTAATGCCAAAGGAAATGGGGGGACTTATCAGGGATGGGATAAATTCATCAATTCTGATTCGACCGGATGGAATATCCCGGTAACGCCAGAATTACTTAAGATTCTTGGGCAAAACCAGGACTTAGTCTACATGAAAGGCGCGGCTGAGGCGGGCGGCGATGCGAATGTAACGGGTACAAACTGGCTTAATTATGGCGGTCAGTACACAGATGCTTACAAGCAGCAAATGTTACAAAAGCTTATTGATTATTACAAGGGTTCGGCAGAACATAGCAAGGCGGCAAATGGCAGCCAGCTTGTGGGTCAATTCCTTAATCCGCAAAACATTTATGACCAGGGCATGAAGGGCAACACTTATTTGCCAGGGGATGCCTTGCAGTCGGTCAATATTGCCCAAGCTAGGGATTCAATTGATTCCGTCAGGCGTCAATTTGGAAATGAGATTGCAGATAAATTTGCCGAGTTTGTGCAGTCCGAGATAGCAAGCGCACGTCCAGACGCGACTACAGCAAAAAATTTACCGGCACAGCAAAAGGCTATTATTGACCAGCTTGGCAAGACAGTTTCTGCACCCGTCAATTCAGCGAATTGGGGGGCTATCCACGGCCTTAATCCGCAAAACTCAAACTTATCTCTGCCTACCACTATTGATGGCGTATACCGGCAGATTTTAGGCAGGGAGCCGGATGCGGAAGGAAAGGCTTTTTGGGAGTCTCAGCTTCAACAGGGCAATATTACTCCGCAAAACATGGCGGCAAAAATAGCTGAATCGGCCAGTAATTTTGACATATCGCAGTATAAAGGCCCTATCCCTCAAGATGTTCTGATTCAGTCTATTAATAATGCTAAAACATTTCTTGGCACAGGTAATCAGCCTGGATTATTCCCTAAAACCTTATTGCCAGTGACTACTACGCAACAAGCGCCAATAGTTCCAGTTAATGCTCCACAATTTAGCGGCCTTTTTAGCACTCCCGTTGCTCCGGTAAATTCAGCAGTTCAACAAGCAAGCATTTTTGGAGTTAAATGATGAGCGACAATATTTTTCGAGACCCTGCTTTCGCCCGTTTCCTTATGAGCATGGGCGCTGGCATGATGGGACAGCCTACACTTGGCAAGGGCTTGACTAGCGGGATGCAAGCGGGAGTTATGTCATATATGAATGATATGACCGATGAAGAAAAACGCAAACACCAGCAGCAGCTTTTAAAAGATGAGCAGCAGGGGCGTATGTCATTGCTTAACACTGAATACGGCTATAAAAACCAAGCCGCTCAGGATGAGGCGAGCAGCAAACAGGAACGGTTAAAAATCGCTGGCTCTGCAATAGCGGCTCAAGCCGAAGCAAGCGGTGTGCAATTTAGCCCGCTATTTAAAGCAGCTTTGGAGGCTGGTGACGAAACAGCAATAAAGTCCGGGCAAGATGCCATCGACCGGAACGAAAAAGCTAAGATTGACGTAACAGTTAAAGGCATGGATAGAGCAGCTGACAGTTATGAGTTTGACCGCAGGTTTTCCATGCAGAATCCTGGTGGCATTGAAACCCCTGAGCAAAAAGCGGCAAGGGAGCAACAGATATGGTCGGCTCGCAACAATATAACCAGTCAGCAGCAGCAAGACCTTGAGCGTGAAAAACAGAAAACTCAAATGGAAATGTTTTTAGGACAGAACAAAATAACCCATGACCAAGCCAGAGCCGATAAATTAAGCGATGCTGGCAAAGAGAGGGCTATCTCTGACCAAGCAGAAATTGACACCTTAAGCGATACCAATAATCAGATTGAAGGGCTGGCGAAACTGCAAAAAGTGACGTCAACCGGCCCAATTATGGGAACGGACACAGCTGTAACTTTGCGGAAAATCCTTCCTGGTGGTGACAATATAACAAAGCTTGAAGCTGGGTATAACACTCAATTGGCTAAAATGATGGAACTATGGAAAGGAAACCCGACCCCGGATGAGCGCCGGTTTATGGAGAAGGCAAAGGCCAACATAACCAACAATGAAGGGCCTAACCTTGATTTGCTGGCTCAAGCTAAGGCATTAAATGACGCTCGCATAAAAAGAATAAAAGACCGTATGTCAAACTATAATTTAGCTGTTCCTGTGTCGGATTCAAGCGGCACACGCCCTGGTTACGTACCATTCAGAATGGGTAAATAAATGGACAATAAGCGAAGATTTTTACTTGATTTTTTTACTGCTAAAGGACTTGAACCGCACCAAGCGGCTGGTATTGTCGGAAACTTGGAAGGCGAGTCCAGCCTAGACCCATCCGCTATAGGTGATGGCGGTACATCGGGAGGACTCGCCCAATGGCATAATACCAGATTAGCGGGACTTAACAAGTTTGCTTTTAAAAATAACTCAGATGCTAACGATATAAGCACGCAAGCTGACTATCTATGGCACGAGCTTAATACTACCCATAAATCGGCCCTGGATGCGCTAAAGTCTGCACCTGACGTGGCTACAGCTACACAAGCGTTTACTGACAAGTTCGAGCGCCCGAAAGCGCCTGATTACGCCAAGCGGACAAGCCTTGCCGAGAAAGCACTTAATCTCATTATCCCAACGGCGCAAGCTGACGAAACTATCCCGGCTAACGCTGGTGAGATAATTTACGCGGATACCTATGCCGAAGCGGTAAAAGCGCAAACAGACAACCCTAGCGCCAAGGTTTTCATAAAAGAAGGGGTTACTGCGGATGCCGAGACGCCGTCAGAAAGCGGCCCGGCAGATGAGCCTGACATAAGCCCTACAAAATCCTTATTAAAAGGCATAGTAAGTGGAGCAACACTTAATTCCGGAGACGAGATAGACGCTGCCACCTATGCGCTCAGAGATTTATTAAAAGGCGGGCAGGGCGACTTTAACACCAATTACAAATTTTATCGTGACAGAGCAAGGCAGGCGAATACAGAAGCGGAAACAGCTAACCCATCATCCTACTCGATCGGTAATGTAGCAGGTTCTTTCGCTGTACCAATGCCTGGTGCGAGCTTAAAAAATATTCCTGGACTTATGAAGGCAAGCGCCCTGATTGGCGGCGCTTCGGCTCTTGGCGCGTCAACAAAGGAAGATTTGCCAGGAATTTTAACCGATACGCTTGGTGGGGCTGGGGAGTCATCCGCTATTGGCTTTGGCCTTGGCGCGGCAGGCAGAGGGTTGGCGAAAGCTGGTGGTGGAATTGCTGATATGATGGCAAGTGTGGCGGGGAAAAATACACCAACACTGGATAAGGCGGCAAGCCTTGGGATCCCGGTAACTAACATCGACAGATGGATGAACTCGGCAAGTCCAAGAGTGCGCGGCTTCGGAAACATGGTTAATGATACTGTTGATAACCTGCCGTTTATTCACAACAAAGAGGCAAGAATCGGCCAGGCTGAAGCGCTGGGAAAAGCAGCAGCAAAGTTAGAGACAAACATTAAACCCGGCGGCTTGGATACCGGCCCCGCGGTGCTTGAGTCAATGTCTCAAAAAATGAAGGAAGGCAAAAGTCACGTTAAGGCGCTTTATGACAAAGTTAAGGTTATTGCTGATAACACGCCAAATATAGCGCCGATAATACCGGTTAATACCAAGGCTTCTGTCAGTGAATTGTTGGACAAAACAGACTTTTTAAAAAGGTTCCCTGACTCAAAAATAGAATCATTTTTTAAAAGGATTCAGGATGGCGGCGCTAACGAAGCTTTGACTTTTGATGACGCAAGGGCCTTAAAATCTATGGTAGGCCAGTATTCACGCCGGGCTAAGAAATCATCCGGCATGTTAGGTGACAATGATTACAGATTGCTCACCCAGGTTCAAAATTCAGTTAATCAGGATATTAACAAATGGGCTACAGATAGCGGCAATACTAAATTGTTGGATGCGCTAAGAAAAGCTGACAAGGCTAACATTGAAAAGGTTGTTCCGTACAAGGAAAACGAATTTTTAAAGCAATTTAATTCCGGAAAGATCAACAGCGACAAAGTTATGAAAAAGGTAGTTGGTGGCGATGCTGTAGGGCCACTACAGACCAAAACATTTACCAATGCGATGGGCAAGGCCAGTGACGGGAAAAGCGGTGTTGACTATGTAAAGCATCAGATAGTAGCAGACGCCAGATCAAAGGCTATTGATGCCGATGGTAATTTTCACCCGATAAAGTTTGCCGCAGCATTAGATAAAATTGGCAGCGAAAAAAGCGACATAATCTTTAATAATGTTGGTGGAAGATCGCAGTCAGAAGCGGCGAAGATTCAAGCAGAAGTAAAAGGCATGAGGGATGTATCCAGGGTTATTGGCCTGTCAGTATCGAAAGCTATGGCTGACCCGACTAACGGCAACAAGCTTGTCAGGCTGTTGGTTGGAGGTGGAGGCATTGCGGCAACCGGGGCAACAGGAATATTGCCGGGTGTAGCGGCAGGGATTATCCTTAATAAGTTTTTAACTGACCCAAAATACACAGGGCATTTTATCCGCGCAGGGCTCGCCAGAGGTGGGGCTGCAACTAAAAGGTATGCAGATGAAATGGTAAAACTTTTTATTAAAACTGAAGCGATGAGGAAGCGTGAAGATGGACGTAATTAATACTATAATTCTCCCTATTACTGGCGGCTTAGTCTTAATGTTAATGGGAATTATTGGCTGGATTGGGAATAAAATAGATTGTAAATTGGAGAATATAACCGGTACTCTTAGTGGACTTGAGCGAGACATGCGAGGGGAGCTTACAACGCTTGATCGCAGACAAACGGTAACAGAAACCAAAGTAAATTTAATCATGCAACGTCATTACCCAGATGATGCCAGAAGCATACTAGAGAGCAGATAAAATGGATAAAATATTAGGCGCTTATTTATACGTAGTTGCAAGACTTGCTGAGCCTTCAACTCATGCCAGCATATCTTCATTGCTAATGGTAGCAGGAGTTAATATTGATACTGGGGCTGTTCATGATGCCCTTGTCGCACTATCGGTAATTTTTGGTGGCCTTGGTTTTTTTGTCAAAGAAGCAAAGCCATTAACTGTGCTATAATTATCCTGGTGCTAAATGGCTGCGCTATACCATTGCAAGTTAAAAAGGCATGTTCGCCTGTAATAACGGTTATGGAAAATGGAACAGTCTATAGATACATTTTATTATCCTATTCATGTAAAACATTATGAGTAAATCAATATCAGAAGAAGAATATGCTTACTTAAATTACCTTGATTTAAGGGTAAAAAATGACCTTGAAAATATTAAAATTATAGGCCACAGGCATAAGGTAGAAATAGAGGCCGCACTTGAAAAGCTTGAAAAAAGCAATGCAATTTATAATGATTTTGCAAATAGCTTGTCTTGGTGGATGCGGTTTATCAGGTTTTGTGGTGGTGAAGCATGAGTCTGGAATTCACGGCTCTGTTTTTTTATAAAAACGAAATAATAAAACGAAAAAATATTATCGCCTGCAGTAAAGATTCAGCTCAGGAAAAATTATTAGCAATGATTTTAAATAGGGAGCTCAACATAGAAAATTGGGACAGGTGGGCGTGGGCATGAGTTTAAAAACAGCAGCAATTAAATCACTGGTGTTCATTATTGGACATTCCCAAACATTCCCAAGGGTTTTGGACGAAGTAAATAGGGTTGATATTACTAAGCCCAATATGGAAGGAAAAGATAAAAGAGAGTATGTTAAAACAAATCTTTCAATAATTTTTGATGACCTAAAGCCAATTGCTGAGCGCGTTATAAATTTATTGATTGAGTTGGCCTTGAGCTATCTTGAAGAAAAAATTAAGGCTTAATTTATTTATCTAAAATTCGTTCCCTTACAAATTCTCTTAATTTATCAGCAATGCCATTCAAAATATCTTCTTTATCATCATCACCCATATAAAGCAGATAGTTTTCAATGGCTAGTAGTAATACAATCTTTTCTTTTCGACTTAGTTCCAACATATTATACCTTTTAAAAAGCCCTGCAAAAGGCAGGGCTTATGTATTGTATATTAAATTATAAAGGGCAGGTTAGCCATTCAAACTTAACTTTAACGGTTTTTACACTTTTACCTTTGTAAGTAAATGCAGCAATCTCTTGCACCAGCGGGTACAGCTTTGATTGTACTGTGCAGCCTACGTCTGACACATGACAAGTATAAACCTCTCCGGTAGTAGCTGATGCTAACCCTGGAATTTGATTGTCTGGAGCAGCGGCTGACAGCTTACCTGGAAGGCCGATTGCATTAACCTGGTCGGAAAAGCTATCCAGAGAGTTTATTGTGAACGCAGGTTTATTCAGATTAATGCCGCCTTCGATTGATGCCGTAATACATTCAGGGCTTATGCCATGTGCGGATGCGATACCGGCAAATGATATAAGGATTGTTAAAGCGATGGATTTAATTATTGATTTCATATAATACTCTTTTAAGTTTAAATGGGATTTAAAGCATAATTATTTTTAAAACAAGCACATTATACATTAGCCACAGGAAAAGTTCTAATATATTTTTGAGCCATAACGTTGTCAAGTGTGGACATTCCCTCCTCAAGTTTATTAGCTGATACGGTTGGTTTAGACCTATGGGTAAGTAAAAGCACATTGATATTATTTTTATCAAGCCATTTCAATACGGATGACTTAAGATAAAGTTTTACTGCCGTTTTACTTGGCGCTGGCTCAGGCCAGTTAAGCTCCATATTTGTTGATATTTGGTATATTAATTTCTTATAATCATCACCTATCATATCGACTATATCTTTTCTTGTGACATAGTCTTTATTGCGCTGAGTTATGCCTATTCGGTGCTTAACGTTCATAGCACATCACTCCATGATCGAACTCATATTCACTGAATCTTTCCGCGCAAGAGCATTTTTCACAGCATGGCTCATAAGCGATTCTTGCTTTTAGTATCCCAAGCTCCATAGCTTTATAGCGGATGGAATCTATAGATATAAAGCCGCATGTTTTATTAGATAACATAAATCTTGCGAATTCTTTTAATCTTTCAAGTTCCTGTAAATTTTCTAATTGTTCCATTTTTATTCTCCTAATTTTGAGCTAAGGCTTCTTTCATCTTTTCTTTTAGATCAAAGAAAAATGGCTGCTTATGCTTTGGTATTAATGCCCATGCTTCGGACAATTCTTTTATATTTCGCGCTGATTCGAGTTGTTTTACGATTCCTGTCTCGTTATTCCCGTCATCATCTTCCTGTGCAAGTCCGCAAATAGCAGCCCAACCATAACGCCTAAAATATGTCACACATTTTCCCAGGCTCTGAGCATCAATTTTATCGGCTGGCGCTGCAAAAGTTTCGCTAATGAATTGCCCTGAAATGTGCAAAAGTATTGTTTCAATTCCGACACAGCCGTCATTAAAAGTCATGAGCTGCAATATGCTTAATCCATGTTCTGCTAAAATAGGCTTGGATACGTTTATTACCTCGCTTAAGTCCGCGTATTTGGACTTAAAGAATGGGTTTGTGCTTGTTTTCTTAGGATTAGATAGTTCGCTTTGCGCTTTGGCTAAAGCCGCAGCTAATTCGTTTATTTGCTCTGATTTGTTCATTTTAAAATTCCTGCTTTAATGCCCAATAGGGCAATTCGATAGTTTGCAAGTATTCTGAGTATCCAGGCCATTCTCCAGTACTTTTTGCGCGCTCAAGCTTATCCAGTGCTGATTGGTAAGCCGACCTTCCTGCTTCCAGACTATCAGTACCAAGCTCATACAATCCGATTGCATAGGGCGGCTCTTTTTCAACAGCTATAAAAATGAATCCGTCTGTTGCTAATCCAGCCATTTTGCAAGTATCCAGATACCATGCGGCTTGGATGTGATAGCCAAAATTATAAATCTGGCGAGAAAACCCATTAGGGCTTGCATCATTGCAAGTTTTCAGATCAAAAATATATCCAAAATTGTAGTTATCTAGACGGCATTTTCTATCGTTAGTAAATACCGAAAGCTCTGAGTCTCCACTTTTAAGGGAGTGGTTCAAGTCTTTGTGTGACATAACTGATGCAGATACCGCATGGCATAAGTCATAATCTGATTTTGATAGGATCACTTTTCCAGATTGCTTTGCTTCTGAAATAATTGTTTTCCCTTCTTTGGTTCGGCCGTCTACGCCATCAGGCAAAATTATGTGCCTTTCATCAAAAAAATCAGGCTCTAAAACAGCGCAATGTATTGCTGAACCTATTTTCATTGCCTGGTTTTCTTCCTTTGGTTTGCTCAAGCTTGCAAGATAATGCGCTGGCGTTCGTGAATTTATTAGTTTTAGGTCAGAAGCGTTGATTTGTTCGGAATCCAGATATTCAGCAAATGGCAAATTATGATAAATTCCAGATTTCATAAGTTTATGCCCCATTTTACGACAGGCCTTGATTGGGCGTCTGCCCTGGCTTGGATGCGTTTTAATTCGTTTAGGCTCAGGCGCATTTTATAAATTATTGCGTGTACAGATGATCTGTCCATGTTGGGCTGTTGCGCTAGTGTGTCGAGTAAATCTTCTATTTGCTCGATGGTTGATTTGTTGCTTTCTATTTGTGCTTTCATTTTTGAGTCCTTATAGGAGTTGTTAAAGTCCCGGCCTCGCACCGGGTTGGACGTTCGACGTTCTTTTTAGCCCTGAACATATCGTCTAAGGGAGTTGGGCTTGATTACAGTTTAGCAATTGGCTAAGTAATGTCAATAGGCAGGATCAAATAAATTTCATATGTTTCCATTCAAGTCTTCTTTTTTTTATTTGAGCTTGCAGCTGTTTAATTAAATCTTCTTGCGTATCAGCAACATAAGTTCTTTTGCTGCGGCTTTTCCCGGACACAGTATTGTGGCAAATTGCGAAAAAAACAAAGTCATTGCTTGCCGTTTGTGCCTGGCCATACAAGATCGCCATGCCGTGATCTCTTAATTTTGAATCCTTCCCGATAAAATAAAATTGTTTTCCAGTTTTTTTGAAATTATTTATTTTTCTTTCCACTACACCTGTCCATTGATTAATGTTATCTTTTAGCTAATAATGTAATTTTACCCTACTTTATGACTATCATGAGAAATAAATTAAATAAATCTATGCCTGGAATATTTCAGTGTTTCGGTAAATTTGAAACCCAGCGAGAGCTTGCCAAGGCTTTAAATGTATCCGAGGTAACAGTATCGCACTGGCTCAGCGGATTGAAGCGCCCAAGCTATAAAAATGCGCTATTATTGGAGCGTATAACCGGCGTACCGCGCCATAAAATCAGACCAGACATCTATCCAGAATGAAAAAATGCGGAGACTGTAAGCACTGGAATAAACCAGCTTCAAATTATGAAGAAAACTCAATAGGCTCATGCCAGTTATTTGATGACTGGATGATGAAGCACGCAAAAAATAAATCACCATCTGTCCAGGCTCTAAACAGAGTTATGGTAGAACTTGGAGCAAATCCCTATGTGATCGACTACAGGCATGTTTTTATGAGGGATACCATTCGGAAATGCAATCGCTTTGAGCTATCTTAATCCCAATAAAATTACCGGCAAGATTGCCGGTAAGCTTACCGATAAGCCCCGATCTCCATGGGTTATCGCCGGTTTTTTGGGGTATTCGTAAAATCGTGTTGAAAATGTACCTTTACGAATTATCATCATCATGTGGAATCTCAACGCCATAGTTGTCAAAAAGATAATCCGGCAGAGCATAACCAATCGTTTTTTCAGCTACCCCCTGTTTAAATGGTTTTGGTCTAATTTTATGTTTTGCACCGATGAAAAGCACTCTGGCCCGCAAAACCTCAAAGCTGTAGCCGCGACCTTGCTTAGCTATCGATTTAATATGATTGTTGGCCGATTCCGTGTAGGCGTTAGTTACGCGATGGTCGAAATAATTGAACGCCTCAAGGTGCCAGTTTCTGACGGTTGAAATCATGCCATCAAAATAGTGGAAAACTGACTCAGGTATTGAGTCAATCCATGTGTTGAATAGGGTAATCGCCTCATTTCGACTGCAATGTTGATCCCAAATATCGCAAAACCCCTCTTTAGCTTTATGGAGTGCATACAATTCTGGATAGTTTTCAATCCAGCCATTCAGCATGGCCTCATCCATTGGCTCTAAATCACGTTGACGCTTTAGCAACAACCAGCGGTCCCGCTTTAACTGTAAGGACTGCTCTTTAGTGAGTTTTGACCGTAAATCTTTTCGACCGGATTCAACGGCTTCATTTGCCATTTTAACGATGTGGAATTTATCGATAACCACTACGGCATGAGGTATTACGGCGGCTACCGCATCACGGTAAGGCCGCCACATATCCATTGTTACGATCCTAATATTTTTCGGATTTTTGAATCGATATAGCGCATTGATAACTGTTTTTTTGCTCCGGTTGTCAATCATATCTACAATGGTTCTTTCGGCAATATTGGTCAACACAAGCCGCATTTCGCGATTAAGATGAACCTCATCGATCCCCAATATTTCAGGCGTTTCGAATCTGTATTGTTTATCCAGTTTTTCAGTGTAGTTTTTCAATATCCCTCGAATAGAGCCTTCAGACAACCCAACATCGTGAGCAACGCTGACGCACGTATTGACGATAGCTGTTCGTTCAATAAAGGCAACCAAGCGTTTTGTGGCCCTATGGCTATCGTCTATATCGGCGCAGGTCTGGAAAAACGTTTTTTGACACTGGCGGCACCGGTAACGTTTTCTCTCCAGAAATATGCCTACACGTCTGCCATGGATCGGCGTGTCCATGAATAACTGCACTTTTTTACCGTGGCCATAAATCGCATCATTGGCGCACTCAGGACAGGCCGACGGTTCAGAATTGGCGATAGCATAAACATGATAATCATGCTCGCCATTTTCTACTGTTTTAACGACTGATATTGCAGACAATTTAAGAAGCATCGTGTCTCCAGTATCTTCTGGGGACTTCGTAGATTGAGAAACAAATATTGCAAACTTTTTCAGTCAATACGAATTGACGAGCATCAGCAAGCCCCATTTCTTCAACATTTCTAGGGACTTCTTTTCCGCAGTAAGTCCTAGATTTAGTGATTGTTTTATGAATTTTTCCTTTATTAAATTTGACGCATTTCATAAGTCTCTCCAATGAACAATATTTCTATCATCATAATCAAGACCAAAACACACTTTTACACGGTTACATACTGTCTCATCCTCACCGTTGATGACAATTTTTCCTTTACCAATAAACCGACCAAATAGATTTCTTTGTTCTTTGGCTGTCATTTTTCCTGTCCAAACTCCCCATACTGAGTTGGTTTTGTTAATTAAAAATAAAACAAGATTTGATACATATAATTCATTCATATCGATTCCCCATTTGAATCAGGTCAATCCGAAAGCATGATTATATTCTACACGATTCTACGAAGTTGTCAACATGAATTTACGATTTCAGCAAAGAAATTTATTTCTGATTTCTACACGATTTTACGTAGACCCGTTTTTTGCAAAAAATATTTTCTTTTCGCAAATTTTGCAATATAATTACACAAACTAACAACTAGGTAAAAAAATGGAAAAGAAGAAAAGAAAGTTAAGCAGAATAAATTTTTATGTGCGTGAGGAGTGCCGACAAATGCTTGATGAGTTGGCAGATAAATCAGATCGCAGCATGACCAGCGTTATAGAAAAGCTTATTAAGGTCGAATATAGCCGTGTTAAAGATAATGACTCAAGGGGAGTGTTATGAGCTTTCAAGCTATGACGTGGGCTACTCAGCAAAAAATCCCAGCAATGCAAAAGATAGTTTTATTGATGCTGGCTAACAGAATTAATGGCGATACAGGAGAATGTTACCCGTCAATTTCAAGACTTTCTTCTGAGTGTGGAATGACAGGGAGGGCTTTAATTAATCAACTCCAATTATTAGAAAAACACGGATATATTCAGGTAAAAAGAACGGCATTAAATGGCATTAATCAGGCAAATGTTTATAAGCTAAGCACTAGCAAATTCAATAGTGAATATAATTCACTACCATATGAAAAAAATGATTTAGTAGTGAATTACATTCACCAGGGTAGTGCACCAGATTCACTAGGGGTAGTGAACGTGGTTCCATATGGTAGTGAACCACGTTCACATAAACCAGTAATAGAACCAGTAATATTAACCAGTAATTTAACCAGTAAGGGGAAAACAGATAAAAAAACGAAAAATATATATAAATTTGAGATACCAACAATAGGCGAAATTGCGGCCTATATTTCGACTATGAATTACTCAATTAATCCCGATTCTTTTTTTGCTCATTACAACGCAAATGGATGGATGGTAGGAAGGGTAAAAATGAAATGTTGGAAATCTACAATTGCGAAATGGCAGCACAGTGAATTTAATAAAACAAAAAATAACAAAGTTGCATCATCTCATCGAGGCTGGAATGGAAAGGTATCTTTCCAGGAAGCAATTGAGTCGATGGATTTTTAAAAATTAACAAGTCACAAGGCAGCGGTTATGAAAAATACATTAATACAAGCTCAGCCAGAGAATCAAAGAAAGGATATTTCGCTAAAGGAGATAATCATCTCTTTGGTCAAAGCAATGCAGGCTGATTACGGGCACTCGTTTAAATCTGTTTTCCATGAGGACGAGGCGCTTAGAGACTTTAAAAACAGGATGCTCGAAAAGTTGAAAGGTTTTTCTAACGAGCAAATCATAAGCGGATATGGAAAAGCAGCAGAATTAAGCCCAAAGTTCCCCCCCTCTGTAATCGAGATTCTTGCACAAGTAATTTTGATTCAAAAAGAAGACAGGAGAAAAGAAAAAAACCGTCTTGAAGCCGAGCGTGTTGGATACTTGCCTAAGCCAAAAATAACTTGTAATCCAATCGAAATGCTCAGAGAAGCAATACTCAAGATCGAAGCAGATGAGGCCGGGCTTACTAAAGCTGAAAAATGGACAAAGCACCTTGAGCGGCTTAAAGATCACGAGTTTTTAATATACGAGCATGAGCAAAAATTCAAGACAGTTCCGGCAGACCATATCTGTGAAGCTTCTTTTTGCGGAAATCCTGGCTCGATAAGTCACAGCACTTCTGGGGGTGGAAACTATTATTGCCAGGAACATTACAGAAGGGCGGGATAAATGAAATCTGAAATTATGGAAAACAAAACAGTTAAAGAATTTACGCTACCTTACCCGCCATCTCTAAATAGGGCCTATAGAGCCGTTTCTGGACGAGTTATTCTGTCAGCAATAGCTAGAGCCTACATTGATGTTATCGCAGTGTCTACATATGCTCAGGGAGCTAGATCGGTCAATCCTATCATGGGGCGTATAGCAGTTTGTATGCAAATCTTTCCACCAGACCGGAGAAAGCGAGATATAGCTAATTGTGAAAAGCTTTTGTGCGACTCGTTAACCAAGGCCAGGGTGTGGGATGACGATAGTCAGATCGACCGGCTAACTCTGATTAGGATGCCTAACGTTAAAGATGGAAAGATCATCGTCCAGGTACAGCAGTTATGACAGATCGTGAATTTATTGAATTTATGCGCCCCATGGATTGGAGTGACGAGGATATTTACAGCTTTGTTGAGAAGGTAGGTATAATCATGAATGATGGCGTTGTCGAGGAAAAAGACGCGCAAATTATGGCATATAATTTTATTTTTAATGCAAATAAAGCTTGACATTATTAGCCTATGGATAAATAATATATACAGGCAAATAACAAAATGGAGAAAACTAAATGACAGTCTTGTCAAGCATACTTTACGGGCTTTACCCTATAGCCAAGCTGGTTGTTTTTACCTTAATCGCCTTGGTAGGCGCAATAAGAATCTGCTATGAAATTTCACTTCACTTACTTAAATTATTAGAAAAAAAATGAGCAATGTATTCAGTTTTACAGGGAGAATCGGCAGGGATGCAGAGGTTAGGCATCTTCCGAGTGGTAGTGCAATACTTAATTTCACTGTCGCAAATAATGTTGGCTATGGCGACAACCAGAAAACAGTCTGGTTGCAATGCTCGGTGTTCGGTAAACGGGCAGAGGGTTCGCTAGTGGATTATTTGAAAAAAGGGGCTGGTGTATTCGTGTCGGGAGAGTTGAGCGAACACGAATACACAGGCAATGATGGTATTACCAAAAAATCACTGAATGTTGCATGTAATATCGTCGATTTAACAGATAAAAAACCGGATTCTTCAGAGCCTAAAAGACAGGCTCAGCCAAGCCAGCAGGATAGGTCGGCTGGCAGATCGAAGCCGGCGGAAGCGGATGTCTTCGATGATGACATACCTTTTAATTAGAATCATGCTATAATGGGTAATATTTTATTGCGAGATAATGCCATGTATGATTCAAAAAGATGTTTTAAATGCAATATAAATCAGCCATTGACCAAGTTTTATAAACATAAACAAATGGCTGACGGACACTTGAACAAATGTATTGAGTGTACAAAAAAAGATACAAAAGAAAATACAGCTAAAAATATTGAATATTATCGGGAATACGATCAACAGCGTGCAAATTTACCAAAAAGGGTATATGCAAGGTTAATGTATTCGCAAACAGAAGAAGGGAAAAAGGCGCTTAAAAAGGCTAAAGAAAAGTGGATAGCCGAAAATGTTGTAAAGCGAGCGGCTCAAATAATTGTAGGAAACGCGATTAGGGCTGGAAAAATAACAAAAATGTCAAATTGTTCAGAGTGTGGGAAAGCTGGGAAAATACATGGTCATCATGATGACTATGCCTACCCTTTATCTGTCAGGTGGCTTTGTCCAATATGCCATACAAAATGGCATAAAATAAATGGTGAAGGAAAGGTTTAAAGAAATTATATGAGAAAACTATCCGTAATTTTATTTGTAATTTTATATACGTCTTTTTTTATTTTTGGAGACGTTGACGCTGATACTTGCAGGTCAGCAAAAGTAAAACACAGTTTTGATATTTATAAGGGGTATCCGCATGGTAGAAAGGGTTTTGTGGTCGATCATATCTGCGCTCTTGAGTGTGGCGGCCTTGATGCAATCGTTAACATGCAATACCAAGATCAGGCGGATTCACTTCTGAAAGATCGATGGGAAAGAACAAAGGAAGGATGTGCATTAACGTGTAATTCGAGTAATTCAACCAAGACTAGACAAGTCTTTAATTGTAAATAAATTTATGAGCAAAATAATTGGAGAAGAAGGCTTAGACCCAATAAAAGATAATGCAGATGTGGAAGATTTTCATAGGTATCAGGTTTTAATTGCGCCAGACCGCAATGAAATCTACGTTGGCAGATATGATACCGAGAAATCAGAGGGCATGACAGATGGCTTCTATTTTCAACCCTACGAATATGTTACTGTAGATTGTATTATCGCAGTAGCAGAGTTCTTAAAGCGGGTTAAAAGGAATTCGATAGTTGGACAAAATAGAGATGGAACCAAGTATGTTTTATCAATAAGGCCGTTCGATATTTTAACGGATGGGGCGAAAGAAATAACCATAGGGGCAGACAAAAATGTACATTAAAATTTTAACGCTGGCTTTATTGCTGGCAACAGTGACCGCAAATGCCGGGGAGTATTCTGCAGTAGTACAGGAATTTATGAACGATGTTCACCAGCAAGATCAGGTAAGGATTCAACGGTATCATGAAACCATGCAAAATGATATGACACTTAACCAGCAGTTGTTCAATGCCAGGTTTAACGCCTGGGCAGCACAGCAACATAACTCAACAACATTGCAGTTTGGCGGTGGATTGCCTCCAAAAGTCATAATTTACAGGCCAGAATGATAACAGTTAGCATAGGCATTTCCGGATTAAGTCAGGTGCATTTTAAGTTTAATCCTGGTGACGAAAAAACCCACGTAACCAGGATGGCAATTAACGAAAAAGATGCGGAAGCACTTTTGGCAACAGTAAAAACTCAAATTGAAGGGATTATAAGTGGACAGATTAATTGAGCAATTAATGCAGCATGAGGGCTACAGAAAACACGTTTATAAGGACGGCAAAGGAATTGATACTATCGGTTACGGGTATAATTTGAGCAGTAATATGGCAAGGTTTTCGTCTATTGAGTTGGCTTATTTTTATAGAGAGGGAATGTCAAAAACAGAAGCGATGAGGGTTCTTAAGCTTTGTATAAATAAGACCAGAGAAGAACTTGAATTAAAGTTTGAATGGTTTCATTCGTTATCAAAGACAAGGCAGGACGCATTAATTAACATGTGCTTTAACCTTGGGATAGTAAAACTGCTTAAGTTCAAGAAAATGCTAAAATGCTTGGAGAGCGAGGACTGGCAAGGTGCAGCAGGTGAGATGCTTGACTCAAAGTGGCATAGTGATATAGGGCAACGTGCAATAACGCTGTCAGCACAAATGATTAGGGGGGAGTATGCGACTGTTTCGATGGCTTAATAAATCTCTATGATTAGCAAGAATAAAAGATCAGAGGGCAATACAATTTGCAGGGTATGTTATTGCAAACAGTGCAAAAAGTTTGTAAGAAGCGTTGATATGGTTCAAACAACCAAGTTCGATTATTGCAAAGCGTGTCACCTTAAGACGAATGTAAGCAAATTTAAATCTTCTGAGACAATTAAGGACGCAAATGTGCAAAGGCAAAGGATGGTAAGGCTTTTGGAAAAAGACCCGGTAAGCATGGGGTTAGGGATGTTAAGGGCTTTAGCGGAGAATAAGGCAACTCCGAAGATGTTGCTTGATATTAAGGAGGTTGAGAAACAAAAGGCGCTTAGAAGTGGGGATTATGAGCGGAACGATAAAAATTTGTTCAAGTAAAAAAAACAACAGGTTGTTGTAGATTTTCCTAAGCTAAAGAAATAAATCAGATATATAAACCAAGTTATATCACTAAAAGAGATAAGTTATGCCAATATTTCAAACAAAATGCACCAATAATGAGTGTGGACACAGGGACGACAGGATTGCAAAAAACAGCGAAGAATTACCGCCATGCGAAAAGTGTGGCGGCGAATTAATGAAGATTCAAACCCACGAGTTCGCCTTTAGCTTTGCTAATGGTGGCGGGTGCCATAGTCAACGCTTAAGCTCACCAAGCAGGAGTTAATATGCCAGTAGAGATACTTAGTAAAGACCCGCGCGCATTGCCGCCATTTGAATGGTTTGCCGGTAAAACCAATAAGGAGTTAATAGAGGGTTTACGGCCAATACTGTCATTTAACGCTATGGACTTACTCATGAATGGAATGATGGACGATGACAAGAATGTTGAATTAAGTGTTAAATTAATGACGACTCTTGAAGCATTGGCAAAAGCAGAGGCAGCCACCAGTAATTCTGACGAGGTTTTCTTTGATATTTTGGGGGACAAATGAGCATATCATTACTGCAGCTTTATCAGCCAGAATATAACTTTAAAACAATTCAGAACGCCTATGACGCAGTTAATTTAAAAGCGCCGTTGTCATATACGCTAAAACAGTTAGGAGCGGATTTATTTGCTGGTAAAATTGGCCTATATATGAGCAACGATACTTTATTGATTGTTCGGATAGATAATTATGATGTAGGATCAAAAAAGATCATGTTCATTATTCTAGCTTATTCCGTCAATGGGGATGCGCTGGAAATGTATCGGCAGCAGGTAATGACATTGGCTAAAGAACTTGGCTGTTCAACAATACAATGGCAAAGTCCAAGAATGTACACCAGGGCAGTGGAAGGAGCTAGGGTAAAAGAATGGCTTTATGAGCTAGACATTTAATGTCAGGCATAACTAGAGAAGAATTTATTCAGCGGTCACACAGGGACTTCGAGTTCTTTTCCAGAAACTCGCTAAAAATTCTCAACAAAGCCGGCAAGCTGGTTCCATTAATCCTGAATACTCAGCAGCTAGAGGTTCATCGGCGCATTGAGCAGCAGTTACAGGAAACAGGAAAGGTTAGGGTTATCATACTTAAATCACGCCGCCTTGGTATATCTACCTTCGTCGCTGGAAGGTTTATCTGGAAGGCAAGATTTAACAAATACCAGCGTTCCGGGGTAATGACCCACCTTGCCAGCTCAACTTCTGCCCTGTTTAAGATTTACAAGCTCATGCACAAGCATTTGCATCCATGGCTTGAGACTAAGCTTGGGGCGAGTAATTCGAGAGAGTTGCTACTAACTGGAGCTGAATCAAGTATCGCAGTAAGTACCGCAGGAAGTGCACAGACTGGACGTGGCGACACTTTACAGCGTGGTCACTTGTCGGAGTGCGCATTCTTCCCAAATGACCGGGAGATCGCAGCTGGCTACATCGAAGCGATCAGTAATACCCCGGACTCTGAGATTATCATCGAGTCAACATCAAACAATATCGGCAACTACTTTTACGACATGTGGGTGGATGCCGAGCAGGGACGCTCCGAGTTTATCTGTATTTTCCTGCCGTGGATGAGCGACCCCGATTGTGCTACCTTGCCACCAGAAGATTTTAAGCTGGACGATGACGAGCGCGAATATAAAGAGCTTATGGGCTTAACCATGGCGCAGGTGTATTGGAGGCGACTTAAAATACTAAGCCTGGGTGACGACAGGTTCAGGCGAGAATATCCGGCAACAGTAGCAGAGGCGTTCAGGACGTCAGCTGGCAAAGAGTTTATTGATGCCACGGCAGTGCTACAGGCCAGAAAGCGTAATCTGGACATTAACCCATCTATGCCGTTAGTTCTGGGAGTTGATGTTGCAAGGTACGGTACAGATCGCACCTGCATAGCCTGGAGGCGGGGAAGGATAGTATTAAAAACTCTCAAGCTTAGTAAAATGAGTGGGCAAGATATAGCGGACATACTGATTCCTATCATCCAAAAGGATAAGCCGCTTAAAGTGTACATTGATGGTACGGGCGGTTATGGCGGGGCAGTGGTGGACTGCTTGCGCATGATAGGTTATGACTCAACCGAGATTAACTTCAGTTCTGCACCGATAAACAAGGAAGATTTTTTTAACCGCAGGGCTGAGATGTATCACAGGCTTAAAGTGTGGCTTCCAGATGGGCAGTTACCTGATGAGGACGACATAGAGCAGGATTTAACAGGTTTCAGCTTCACCCACAGAAACAACAAATTATTGCTTGAAGACAAGGAAGCGGTAAAGAAGCGGCTAAAGCGCTCACCTGACACGGGAGACGCCATAGCGCTGACATTTGCAGAAGAACTTGGCTCAAGCATGAATACCGTAGCAAATAATAGTAATTGGCAGCAAGTCATCAATCGTGAGCCCGTTTATGCGTGGTAATAGTTATCTCTTTGTTAAATCTCATTTATGACTATACTGCAACAAAATACGCCCACATATAACCAAATGGAATATAAATGGCAGTTAAGCGCAAAAAATTAACAGATGATGATTTAGTCGCAATTATCGACGACAACATAAATCAGTCTCAAAATTACAGCTCTAAGCTTTCATCGAGCCGGGCTGAGGCATTAAAACTCTATAATTGCGACCCGTTAGGCAATGAGAAGCGTGGACGGTCAACGTATGTATCCAGCGATGTTCGTGACGTAATCGGATGGGCGCTACCAAATTTAATCAAGATTCTTACTGCTGATGATGTCATAGTTTTTGACGAAACTAGCGAAGAAACAAAGGGTGATGCCGAGGATGCAAGCCTATACGCTCATCACATCTTACACAAGAAAAACAACGGGTTCATGATTCTGTATAACCTGTGCCATGATGCCCTGTTAAACAAAAATGGGTACGTGATGACGGCGGTTGACGCATCGCCGATTTACAAAAAGGAAAATTACGAGGGGCTGACTAAGTACGAATTAGCGCAGCTGCTTGATGACCCTTCGGTTGATATAGTCAGCCAAAAAATAAACAAGGCCGATGCTGAAAAAGAAGTAAACGAAGAATACTGTCAGCACCTGGACGGGATGATTGAACAGATCAAGGATGGCACTCTGGACCCCAGGACACTGCCACCAGAAGTAATGCTGGCCTTGCAGGGAAAGATACAGTCAAATGAGGAAACATACGATGTAACGATCAAGCGCAAAAAAGGCGGTAACGGTCGAATCATCGTTGAAAATGTACCCCCAGAAGAAATGATTATACCCAGGTCATGCCGTGGCCTTGATCTTGATAAGTCTCCATTCGTAGCAAGGCAGGTTAAAAAGACGATCTCATGGCTCAGAAGCCAAGGATATGACGTTGAAGATGACATCAACGACTCAATAGGGAATACATCAGATTTCAGTTCAGAGCACGTTGCAAGAGATTATGCGGATGGCAGCTATTTCCCGTCCGAAGATACCGGCAAGAATGACCCGTCTCAACGTGAAGTTACCCTGATTGATGCTTATTTTTTGGTCGATTATGACGGCTCTGGAATATCCCAGCTACGGTGCGTTAAAAAGGTTGGTAACAAGATTCTTGAGAATGTGGAGGTAATTTGCCAGCCATTTACATCAACCAGTCCTTACCCTATCCCGCACAAGCATAATGGAAACTCAATGACTGACCTGGTCAAAGACTTGCAGCGCGTAAAGTCAATGCTGACCCGTGCAAGCCTTGACTCGTTTGCCTTTAATATCTCGCCACCGAAGGCAATTAATGTTGAGGCAATAGTCGATGTTAATGACCTGCTTGATACCGCTCCGGGGAGCTTTATACGTTGTCGTGGGGATGTTAATGCTGCGGTATCCGTCATGCCGTCATCCGGTATAGGTACAGAAACCCTGCCGTTCTTCGAGTACATAGACAACGTTGTCGAATCTCGTACCGGCACAAGCAAGATGAGCCAGGGCATTAACGCTAACGCCTTCACTCAAACCGCTTTTGGCACAGCAGCAGTAATGAGCGCCGCACAAGAAAAAATGATGCTGGTAACGGCGATCATTGCGAATACTGGGCTTGGAGACATTTACAAGAAAATAATAAAGCTTGCAGCTGAATACCTGAAAGAGCCCGAAAACATCAAACTTCGACAAGAATTTAAGCAGATAGACCCGAGCAAGTGGTCAGAACTTGAAACAATTACCTTGCAGGGATTGGACAAGCAAAGTGAATCGGCAAATATACAGTCAATTCTGAACTTACAACAAACCGTAGGCGCAATACCTGACCCGGCAATCAATAGCATGATTGACCCTGAAAAAGTGCATAACGCGCTTAGCAAGGCCGTTAGAGCATTGGGTTCAAACAATCCTGCGGCTTATTTCAACGACCCGAATAGCCAGGAATACCAAGCCATATTGCAGCAAAGAACTCAGCCACAACCACTACAACCAGACCCAAATATGCTTCTTGCTCAAGCTCAAATGGCGCTGAGCCAGGTTAAAGAGCACGAAACGCAAATAAAGGCGCAACAAGCCGGTAATGACGCGCAAAAAGCACAAGCAGAACTAAGTATTAAGCAGGGCGAGCTGTCGCTTAAACAACAGGAATTCGAGCTTAAAAAAGCTGTTGAAACAGCAAAAGCAGAACTTGATAGAACAAAGGTTCATCTTGAGAATGAAATAGAAGTCGCAAAGATTAATCAGCAAGCCTTCAATGATATTTTCGGTGATATTAAGTCTGACCTTGAGCAAACTGACTCAAACCCCGATAACATGGATGGGGAAGCGCCAATGAAACCAACAAAATTTAACGGACAGGAAGGAATGTTAAAGAAAATTCTTGAGCCGCATGAACAGGCGGCTACTGCAACGCATAGCAGGCTTGATGCCCTGGCCGCACAGCTTGAGCAATTACATAATCATATGGCCCGTCCAAAGCAGGTCATACGTGATGAAAACGGTAAAATTTCTGGAATTCAAACACTTTAAATAGGAAAAATACAATGGCTTGGTCATTTTTAACTGCAACAAAGAACGCTCGTCTCGATGCAATAACTACGCAAGCAATTCCTGAGCAAATTAGGCATAAAAGTCTTGATATTGCTGATATTAAGCCGCTAACAGCACAGTATGATGCCATTGCCGATCAAGCAATGGTCAAGTAAATGGAGGCTGAGTATGCAAGGATGCAAAAAGAAATAGAGGATGAAATAGACGATGAGCTTGCTCTTTTAATGCTTTTATAACCGAGGTAAAAAATGTCACAATCCAATGCAAAAAGTTTCAACAAAACAATAACCCGCCCGAATGACGTAGTTGCTTACGCAGCAAATGACGTAATTGGAGCGGCTACAGGTTCAACAGGAGCGATTGAAATAACAGGCTTTATGCCTGGGCGGCCGTTTAACCTTGTCAACACCAAGCTATTGATAAACTCAGCAACAGTGCTGGCAGGGATGACAACATTTAACCTGCATTTTTATAGCAAAGCGCCGCCATCCGTTCTTGGGGATAATGTAGCCTGGGACTTGCCTTCTGGCGACCAGCCATTTTATCTTGGCTTTGTATCGCTTGGAACTCCAGTTGATGTTGGAGCAGCTATTTATGTGCAATCCAACAATCTAAATGCTCACTTTACCCCGCAAGACACCAGCGTTTTTGCTTATCTTGTTACCGTAGGTGGATTTACCCCAGCGGCAAATACCACATTTAACATCCAGGGAGTAATGATAGACCCATGATAGAAAACGATATAGACAGAATTAACGAAGAAGCGAATCAAGCGAAGGCTTTCCTTGAAGACCCTTTTTTCATCTCAGCGGTAACAACGCTAAACGAAAGGATAAAAGCACAATGGCAGCAATCAGTAACGACAGAGGCAAGGGAGCACCAGTGGTACAAAATGCAAGGCTTGAGGGAGATACTGCAGGAATTGAGACGCCCATTAGACACGGCACAAGTTATGATGAACCAGATGCAGGATTAATCCCGACTATTGAATGGTCATCCTATGTAGATAGGCTGATATACATTAGTGATGAAGCTTTCTTGACCGGAGATTATCTGGTTGAGGTGACGGGGCCTTTTATAAACTCGCCAGAGTATTTTAAAAACTCTCAAGGCATTGGTTGTCTGATTTTATCGGTTCCGCAGGATAAAATAGACTTCAAGTATCAAAGCGGAAGAATAGAAGTACAAAAAATCAACTGAACACGGCATATTGCCACTCAATAATGATAAGGAATGAAAATGTTTAACTTTAGCGCAAGAAAATACAGAGAAGAAGCAGGGTATGAAGGGAATGACGATGGTGACCAGGACTTAGACGAAGAAAATGAAGGCGGGGATGAAGGAGAGCTTGACGCCCTGACAGCGGCATTAATGGATGAAAATGAGCACTCAGGCAAGAATGAACCGGAGACAGTAAAGCCTGTTATTGTGGAGCCTGAAAAGGTTAAGGTTGTAGTTGACGGTCAGGAAAAGGAATTAACGGTAGATGAACTTAAGGCAAGCTATTTAAGACAGGCAGACTACACACGGAAAACGCAAGAATTAAGCGCCGAAAGAAAGCAGGTTGAGGCGGCACAGGCTCAATATACTGAATACTTGCAATCAATACCGCTATTGGCAAGTCAGGCTCAAAATAATATCCAGCAAGCGCAAGCGTTTATCAACTCTCAGGAAATGATTGAGCTTGCGCAGAATGACCCGGCTGAATATATCGCTAACAAGGCCAAGGCTGAAGCGTTCTATGCCGAAAATGTTATGGCATTGCAGCAGATGGACAGGCAATATACAGAATTCGATCAGCAGCGGCAGCAGGCGGCGCAATCCGCAAGGGCAGCTATGATAGCCGAGTCAAACGCAAAATTGCTGGCTGAGATGCCGGAGTGGAGCAAGCCGGAAGTTAAACAGGCAATATCCGCTTATGCCTTAAGTGACGGCTATCTGCCTGAAGAAATTAACAATACTATTGACCATAGATTTATCAAAACTCTGAACAAAGCAAGGCTTTATGATGAGATGGTCAAAAACAGTTCACTTGCAACTAAGCGCGTTAAAGATGCCCCACAACGGGTAGTTACCAGTAGCGCTGACATTGCGCAGGATGCCAGTTTTCAAGCAAGAAAGCAGCAGGCTATTAAACGTGGAGACCCTGCAAAGATTGAAAGCTTATTGGCTGAGGCGCTGGCCTCAAGAATGTAATATTTAATCGAAACTAACAATTAGCAATTAGTTACGCTATAATCAGAAAAACCGGCTCAAATGACCCGCAAGGATAACAGGAGAGCCAAAGCGCCCTGAAGCTATCGCACAAACTTCAGAGCGCCCCGTCAGGGGAAAGCAACAGAACATCGACGGATAAGCGGAAACGCACCCTATAAGCGACATAATGATGATTTAGTGCATATCATTTTTTTATAGGTTACACAATGGCTATTCAAGCAGCAGATCACACATATAACGTAATCGGCACACGGGAAGACCTGTCCGATTTAATATCCAACATTTCACCAACCGATACCCCGTTTACGGCAATGTGCCGAAAAGGGCGAGCTAAGTCGACATTGGTAGAATGGCAAATAGACTCACTGGCAGCAGCAGCAACTAACGCTCAACTTGAGGGTGACGTAGCTCCTAACGCGGCTTTTGCGGCAACTGTTCGCGCAACCAACAGATGCCAAATTTCAGCTAAACAGGTAACTACCTCAGGAACGGTTGAGGCTACAGATAAAGCCGGTAGAGCATCAGAGCTGGCATATCAGTTAAGCAAAAAGACCAAGGAAATAAAACGTGACGTGGAAGTTGCGCTATTAACAAACAACGTACAAACCACAGGCAACACAACCACTGCCCGTACTGCAATGGGCTTAGTTGGATGGGTTGATGGAGGCGTTGCTTTTGGCGGCGCTGGCTCGGTAATTTCCACAGGTGCAGGCGGCAACCAGCCACTATTCACCGCTAACACAGCGCGGACAGCAGCTACCTCTGCTTGGGCTGCATTAACCGAAGCTAACGTAACAACTATCCTGCAGAACGCATATCTTGCTGGTGGTTCTGCTGATGTACTTATGGCTGATGCAAAAACTCGCGCAACCATCTCAGGCTTTACTTCCGGCACTACTAAATTCACAGAAGCTGTCAACAAAAAGTTGGTGGCAACGGTATCAATTTACGAG